GGGCAAACCATAGGAGGTTGCGAGTCGGGGGAACCCGCCTAATTAATATAACACAAGGTTTTTAATCATGGAATTAATCGACACTGGCAGATGCTTAATTGCCGCCCAAAGAAGCAAAGGCGTTAACAGTCGCCAGCTTGCAAAAATTGCTAAGACATCGCCACAGCAGGTATTAAGATGGCGCAAAAGCAAGAACATGAAGATACACACAATACAGTTGTTGTGCTTATCTTTGGATATATCAATTACTGATTTTATATCATTTGGTTATAAGTAGGCTTTTGAGTTTACTTTAACCGCTGAATCTTTTAAGGTTCAAAAAGTATTCGGGCTAGAGGCTGATGAACTCTTTAAATTAAACATCAGAGCGTGGTTGACCCTCCAGTGCATAGCCCCCGAAGCAGATCGGTTTCTGCCAAGGGATAGATTAGAGATTCGATACGAATACGAATTAACCGCTGAGTCGCAAAGCCCTCAGATCGTAAATTTACTTTTTCTGAAGTAAAAGGGTTAAATCATCTTTAGAAAAGTTAAACAAAGTTTAAACAAAAATAATTTATTAATCACTTGGCGAGGCTTGCCGAGCCATAGGAGAACAAAATGAGTATTAAACATAAAGATGTCTGCCACCTAATAGGAATGACAGAGATTGAATTTATTAAATTCACACAGACTTTTGTGCCAGCTTATCAAATGTTTATATCTGACGATGGTAACTTAGGTTGCATTTATACTGATGGCGATTGTGGTTTTATGCTGTTTAGCACTGATTGCGAAGTATTTGAGGATGAGGGTGTAATGATTAGCGTCAGTGATCAATACTGTGATATTGATTTTCAGTCGATGCACGACATTCATTTAAAGCTATCTGGCTGGGAGGATTAGGAATGATCTCGATGCGAGAAACAAAGGCCGATAAGTCGCATGAAGAAAGATTATTAATTGCGATGGCAAGGCATTTAGGTTGCACTCACAAGCAATCACCTAACCTGAAAAAGTATAGGCTGGATGGCTGGTTTCATAATGGGGCAGAGCCAGATAGTCGTGGCGATATGTTGGGCTGGGCTGAGTGCAAATGGTATGGCGACAATAAGAAGGCATTTTGTGCGCTTAATGTTCCTAAATATATGGAGATGGTTAATCTTAGCCAGACCACTATGCTACCTTCTTATTTTATATTTCGTGAAAACAACAGATTCGGTTATATTGTCGTACACGATGGTCTTATGCATCGGGCTAAATTTAAAGTTAGTCAGGCAGGGGGAACTGCAAAAGGCAGACAGCCTAATCCTGATGACATAGAGCCATTAATCATGTTTGATAAATCAGAGATAATTTGGGGGAACTAATGTTATTAAATACCAAAGAAGATTGGCAACCAGAAGAAGCCGATGTAATTGCCTGGCAGAGAACGTATCCTGCAATCAATGTTCACCAAGAATTAGCCGCTATGGAGTCATGGTGCGATGCTAACCCTACCAAAAGAAAGACATCCAAAGGCATAAAGCGGTTTGTTAATTCGTGGTTAGCCAGAGCGCAAGATAGGGGCGGTTCGCCACAAGCTAAGTCAGCCACTAAGTCAGATTCTATTCGCGCTAAAACCATTGATATGCAACTCACAGATATATCGTGGCTAGATGGGGAAGATTACGAAATGATGAAGCAGTATTATATAAAGAAGCGCGGCTTTTATTATGACGGGGGTTTAATCAATGGCTAGTAAATATCACCCAGTTTTAGTCCCTTTCAAGGGCAAACATCCTTATTTCAAAGATGGCAAGGCGTACAGCTATCGCGAGTACAGCAACTGGACTTTTCAAAACGATGAGCGCAATGGCATCGTGCCTTCTACCATGAAAGGCAGATTAAGGGGGCAACCATTCTGTGAGCCTCGACACTTGTACCCGATTGCTGATTTTGCGGCTACCAGCGAGAAGATTAAAAAGCTGAGAGGCTATTGCAAGGAAGCTAGACTGCGCGTTTTAAACTCGCCCCGTCTGGAAGGTAAATCAGAGAAGATGTCAGATAAGTGGTTGAGGGTAAAACTGTGAGTCAGGGCGATCACGTTAGGATTAACAGTAAGCGCGAGTCTGAAGATAGGCTTCCGTTTCTTTTAAAAAGGATAGAGGCGTGGGATTACTCTGCGCCTTTAGTCGTTAAATTAGAGCCCTACAAAGACCCGCGATCACTGAGCCAAAATGCTTTGTTCCATGTTTGGTGCGCTGAGTTATCGGAGGCGTTTATCAAGAAAGTGCCTACCGCTACTAAAGAAAATATGAAGCTAATGCTCAAGCAACGGTTTTTAGGTACTTATGATATTCAGGTAGGCAAGACGCTGATAGAAGGTCAGGTAAAGTCATCATCTAAGCTAACAAAAGGCGAAATGGTACACTTTATGGATAACGTGTATCATTGGGCTAGGGACAACGGGGTATTGCTTAAAGTGCCGCATGATTCGGAATACGCGAGGCTACAAAACCAGCAGGAGAGTTAAATGGACAAGATCGATCCTAGAGTGTTAAAGGAATTTGCAACAACAGAAAGGCATCACGAAGTATTAGATGTTGTTATTGAAACTGGATCAGCTAACAAGGCGGCTAGGAAGCTAAGTTGTAATAGGCGCAGTGTTGACAGGTTGTTAAAATCATTAGAGGCAAAGGCCGCCTCTCAGGGCGTATCACCCCATAGGGATTTGGTTCACCAGACCGCAGAGGGATTCGAGGCAAAGCGAATATCTACTGCCTACAAGGATGATGGCTCAGTTGCGCTACAGTGGGTTATTCAAGAGCCGCACAAGCGCGATATGAAGGCCAAGATCGAAGCCATGATGGAAGGCATGAAAGATGATTTAAAAGGATTTAAAAAGCCAGTAAAAGCCCCTTCCAAAGTAAACTCAGACTACCTAGCTATGTATATGATAGGCGATCACCATTTCGGTATGCTGGCTGATTCAGAAACTAAAATGGATGATGATGATTGGGATATAAAGATAGCTACTCAAATTTTGATTGACGCAACCGCTAGACTATCCAACAGGGTAGGCGATGCAGAAGTTGGTGTTTTATTGAACGTAGGTGATTTCTTTCATGCTGATTCAAGCAAAAACGAAACTACCGCTGGTACCAGGGTCGATGTCGATACCCGTATAGGCAAGACGTTTAAACTGGCTGGCAGACTGTTTCAAGTCTTAATTAATAAGATGCTAGAAACGCATAAAGAAGTTGTTGTAATAAACGTGCGCGGTAATCACGATTCAGATATGGCCTGTCACTTATCCAGTTGTATCGAATTGCTATACAGCCAAGATAAACGGGTAAAAGTGTTACCAAACTACTCAAAGTTTATACATTACCAATGGAATAATAATCTGTTTGTTTTCCATCATGGCGACAGGATGAAGCATGAGCAAATCCTACAGGCGGTGATCAAGAATCTAGATGATGAGTGGAGTCAGTCTAAAAATCGTTATTGCCATCTGGGGCATATACATCATCACACCGCCAGAGAGGTAGGATCAATGCACTTTGAACACTGGGGAAGTCTAACCAGTACAGACCAGTGGCATTCAGATTCTGGCTATGGTGCTGAACGATCAATGACGGCTGTTGTATATCATAAAGATAGCGGTGAAGATTCCAGAGTAAAAATAACGGTGGGCAAATGAGCAATGTCATTAACTTTCCGAAAAGTGGAATTAGTGCTGTTAGACAGTTTTGCGATTGCGGTAATGGCCTTGAGTATTGGGTTGGCGATGATGACAATGCTTACGGCATTTGCCCTTATTGCAATCTTGGGATTCCATGCGAAGTTAAAATGCTTGAAACGGAGGAAGATGAGTGAGTGCGTTGAACAAACAGGAAGGGGGCGATCATTACAAGTTAGCGATCCAGCCGATAGAATACATAACCGCGAACAATTTAGATTTTATTCGCGGAAATATCGTTAAGTACGCGACTAGGGATAAAAATGGCGCGGAAGATATTAAAAAGATCATCCATTATTGTGAACTATTGTTAGAGTTGGAATATGGCGAAGAAGAAGAAATCTACCATAGCGCAGGAAGTGGAGAAATCCGCAAAGTTACTGCAAAGATTGGTAAGGCTAAAGGCATCAGATGATAACGGGTACTGTACCTGCGTAACGTGCGGCAAGGTAGATCACTACAAGAATATGCAGGGCGGTCATTTCTACTCCCGTAGGCATATAGTATTCAAGCTATTTGAAGAGAACATCCACCCTCAATGCCCTGCTTGCAACCAGTGGGGTATGAAAACCACAAAAATCCAAGAAGCCTATCGGATATACATGGAAGATACGTATGGTGCTAGGCGCATCAGGGCAATGCAAAGGCTGGCTTGGAGGGCATCGCCTAAGTTCAACAGAGAAGAAGTCATCCAGTTCGCTAGAGACTTAAAAGAGCAAATCAAAGAGCAAGAGTGGCGCATAGGCGAGATGTAGCGCAGTAAAGTGTCGTATTTTTGCATTTATATGTACGTATTTTAGCTATATGTACGTATGTTTTCACATTTTCGCCATATATGCGAAAAAGCTATAAGAAGAGCCTGTTTATTCCAAAATGTTATATAAAAACCATGATTATTATATACAGAAAAGTTTACTTTAGGCGGTAGATCGTTTATTGTTACACCTCAATCAATTAATAAAGGGCAACAAAATGAGTAAATACCAAGAACGTTTAGGGGAGGCACTAGCTAAACTAGCAATTCAAGCTAAGACTTGTAAGGCGGCAGATAAGGCTTATACAGATATATGTGTAGCGTATGAAAATGTTTGGGATTGTGAAGATGAAGAAGGCACAGAAGAATATGACTATTTTGTTGTTTCTTCTATCATGGGCTTTATTGATCAGGAAGAATTAAAAGACGAGCCATATTACCGCGATATAGCCGCAGTATTTAACTGGAGATAGTAATCTAACCGCCCCCTACGGGGGGCAATCAATCAAGGGGAATAATATGATTAACCATCCTTACAAAGTCGGCCAAGAAGCCGCACGAATTGAGCGCAAGAAACGCGCAGAAAGCCGCCAGGCAATGGTAGCGGCAGTACTTTTGTTTCTTATATTTAGCATTGTTTCACATATGGAATACACCGACTGCGTTAAATACGGTGTATGTTAGTTTCTCCCCTCTTGCCCCCTTCGGGGGGCTTTTTTAAGGATAATAATATGAAAGCTGATTTAAGAGATTTTGTAGGTTGGGTCACATCAAGAGATGACAGATGGGATGGTGACTTGATCGCACTGAGCGACAGTGAGAAAGATGCTTGCTGTTATACGTGGCTTAAAATGCACTCGACTTGGCTAGATGATATATTTCCGCATACGTGTTCGGATAACTTTGATGCGGTGCTAGATTTAACTTATCGGATCGGGCAATATCAAGCGTTACCCTCTGGGTCGCTGGCTTACTATTTTAAGTCGAAAGAAACAGAATACCGCCATGAGTGCGATGATGACGGATTCTGGTCTGAGGCATTAGATGACTTCAAAGCTATATTAGACAATGATGACTTTGAAGAACTAATAAGGGGTAGAATATATCTCTATTTGGAAGATACTCTGAGGGAAAAGGTTTGGGATGAATTCTGCCAATACCAAAGTATAGAGAGGGCATTTTCATGGGAACACTGAATGCGGTTAATGAGTGGAAGCGTTTAAGAGAGTTATATCCAGCAATAGAAAAAAACGAGGCAAATGATGAACCAGATAGAAAAAGCAATGAAAGAAGCCCACAGATTCGCAGACAAGGCGATAAAAGACGCCAATCAAAGCAGTCTAATGGGTAGCGTTAAAGAATGGCTTAAAACGCCTGTAATCGTCACCAGAGGGCAGTTTGCAGTTGTTTTAGTAGTGTTATCAATATTGGTATCGCTAATCGGATAATCCATAGGTCAGGGGTTCATAACCCTTCCTGCCAGAGTGATGCACTGGTGACCACTACGCATTAGGCCAAGGTTTCCCTTAACCTTTTGACCCAGACTAGCCCACTGGGGAGCCGAAACGGGCTATTAATATACATTAGAATATATACCAGAAAAGGTATTAATCTTATCAAGAACAAGCATTTCTCAGCATAAGCAAAAGTCTTTATAATCTCGCCTCATTCACGCAACCAGAGGCAACAGTGCTTTACATTATCCTATTTACCCTTATC